AAGTCTTCGGACTTCCTCTAACCGAAATCCCGGTTGGGTTTGGGTTAGATTGGCGGTAAAATCCGCGTTCGTGCAGAACATGCCCCTCACGGGGTGTGGCCAGATGACACGTGCGATCCCTAGGGATCGCGGCGCTTATCTGGAGCACCTTTCTTTCTTTAAACCCCCACGGTCGGCAGGTGAAACCTCTTCGGAGGTTTGGACCTATCCGGTAGACCTGAAGGTTGCCTTCTTAGGGCGGATATGTATGTCGGGAAAGTAGTGAAAGCTATGGACCCGGGGGATCCACCTAGGTTGCGTGATAGTTCACGTCCAACCGGAGCGTTACGGCACCGTAACGGCTACCAGCCAAGTAGCGCCTGCAGCCCCTAAAGGCCTCCTAACGGAGTCCTCATGGGAAACTGATGACAATACAAAATGAAAGCCCTATTCCAAAATATACGTTTGGCCAGAAATGGCCGAATAGGTGTCTCTCAGTTTGCATTGTGGCGTCCTGACGTAAAAGTCAGGGAGGCATTTGTCGGCTCACTTATATCGATGAGTCGCCTTGTGCTAGGTAGTTTAAGCCGTAGTTGGGTAGTTCAGATTCATGCATTCGCGAATTCGATTTCTCTCATTGCGCGGAAACAAGGCGTAAGGGGTCTGGTATTGTACCTGAAAACGGCTCACGTCTGCTTTATGCAATCCCTGCCTGGGTCTAAGCTTCGGTTTGGATCTAGGAATATTGGTAAGGTGGCCGTAAGTCGGTCTCGCGATGGCCTCCCTCGGTTAATACCGAGGGGGTCCTGAGCGTTGATCCGTAAGGGTCATAAGGGTGCGATTCGCCTTTGGGGTTCTCTTCTCTCAATTTATCGTATACTTCCCTGCAAAGGGAAACTTAAATTGAATACGATCACAGACCCAGGAGTTAACCTAACTCCTGAGTACTTGCAGTCGTTCCGGTCGTTTATCCGTAAGGATTTTCTTCCGATGATGGAGCACCACTCAGGTGAGACTCTGCGGGATGTTGATCCCGCGGAGGTTTTGAAACCAGAACCTTTGGGTATACGCAAGGCTTCTGCGGACAGTCCTTTTACTCGTCGGGCAACCGATGGGTTTAAGGTAACCGATCGTCTTTCGTCGTTCGGTACCCGAAAAGTGTCGGCACGCGCGTGGATCGAGGGCCATTGGGGAGACTCATTAGAGCAGTACCTGTGGTTCTTGGATCAGTGTGGTAAGACCAACACGGTTTGGGACTGGATGGCGGATTGCGCCGGTTGGAGCCCTCCAAGGGCGAAGTGGCCTCCGAACGGCCGTCTCTCTGTTAAAGAAGAGGCGGCAGGGAAGATGCGCGTCTTCGCTATGGTGGATTACTGGACGCAAGTGGCATTATATCCGCTGCACAAACACCTGATGAACGTCCTTCGGGACGTTCCATCGGATGGAACTTTCGATCAGCATAAGCCTGTGAAGGCCTTGCTCTCGAAAGCGCCCATGGATCGTACCTTTTATTCGTATGATCTGTCGGCGGCGACGGATAGGCTCTCGGTGTGACTTCAACAAGTCATACTTGGGGAGATGTTTTCTCTTGATTTTGGAGAGGCGTGGCGCGAGCTGTTGGTCGGTCGATCGTATAGGCTCCCTGGGAGGACCTCCCAGGTGATATCCTATGCGGTTGGTCAGCCGATGGGCGCGTACTCGTCCTGGGCTATGCTAGCCTGGACTCATCATGCCATTGTGCAATGGGCGGGACGGAGAGTGGGGTATGAAGGCTGGTTCGGTGCTTACGCCGTCCTCGGTGATGATATCGTAATATGTGACGATAAAGTCGCTGAAGCATACGTCAAAATATGCGGAGAGATAGGACTGGAAATCGGCTTAGCGAAATCGCTGGTCTCGACACGTCGGACTTGCGAGTTTGCTAAGAAGTTATACTTTGAGGGAGAGGACGTTTCCGGTCTCCCTATGAAACTGTGGAATGCCGCAAGGCATTCTACGGGAGTAGCAGGGGCGATGCTGGAGCGTCTTAGCTCTCAGAACCCTATTTCCTTCGCAACGTTTGCGACGGCAGTCGGGGTGGGGTATCGTAATGCCAGCAAGCTTGGATCTCCTTGGCCTAGAATCCCAAGGCGTCTCCAAGTTTTAGCGGTTATGATCACCCATCCCGATCTCCGGTCGTGTCTGTCGCGTGCTAATTGGTTGGAATGGTTGATCCAAGAAGGGCC